CTTGGGGTCCCAAGCCCAAAATAAAGCCATTATACAACCTCCGTCCACTCATCAGGTGGAGTAAAATTATCATTCATAGTAACTATGCAGTTTCCTTCATCGCCTTTAGCAACACCAGAATAACTTACTCCTAAGATTCCTGGTGGTTTATATTTCTCACTAGAAGATAGGCCTGGACATCGAGAAAACCAATCCCCATTCTCGTCTGATTCATTATAAATTGGTGCTGTATATTGTTTTGCCATTTTCTAAGGTGTGTTGTAGTAGTTGTATACTCCGTTTTTTACAGGGTTATCCATTTTTATCCTTATGCTGAAACTATTGTTGCCCCTTTATCAATAGGGATATAGTGTATTGTCCATTTAATCTGTCCTGTGTTTGAAGCAGCACAATTTAGATCAAATGTACCAGGCATTACATCTCGCCATAAAGCTTGACCTGCAACATTACCATTGTTACCAGTAACCAAAGCGTCTGTGGCTGTGCCAGTTATAGTCAACAAACCACCAACTGGTCCAGCAGTAATGTCTGTAACTGCGCAGATGTCTACATCACTTCCAACTGTTGGATTATAGACCAATTTTGTATTGTTCGCTTGGGTTTGGATTATTGTTGTTATTTCACCAACAATCCTTGTTAGTGTTACTTTCCCACCAGTTATGGTGAACAAAGCTTCTTGCGCCGTTTGTGGTAAATTGGCTGCGGCCCTTTCTACCACTGTTGCTCTAATAGTGTTTGTTTGAGGTATTGTTATAACTGCCATTTTTACTTATACGCTGCTGTGAAAGATGCCACAGCCCCTGCTATTGTTTTGGTGAAAGCCGTTGTAGATATTACAAGGGTTAACCCGTTTGCGCCTGCAAAACCATAAGGTCTGAAATCCATACTAAAAGGTGTGTCTACACCACTTGTATGAGTCAATTTAGTCATAGCTATTAGAGTTACAGCCCCATCTCCAGGAACACTAGCATTATCAATAACTTGAACATAGTACTCATCTGAAGCAGCTGTATCATCTATATAACCACTCACTGAAAATATGTTACCAGCACTCGCTTTTACTACAGCTGAAGCTTCTAGAGCTGCTGATTGATAACCTGTTGCTGCATGGGTAGATGTAGCTAGAGGTGTTTGCACAGTCTTCATAACATCATTTGCCAAATCTTCCCCAGCTATCTGTGTACCTAATGAATTCCAAACAGCACCATTAGCGTCAACTTGTACAGGAGCGTAATCTCCATCAGTTCCTGCTAAAGCTGCTAGTGTATCGTTCCTTACAGCTAAAGGCATCAAACCAATGTCTCCAGAATTGTGTACACTATCTTCAGCGTACCCTGTCAAACTTCCAGGCATTGTTAAAATGTCTATTTGTTGATGACCAGCTGCGTCTACTAAAGCGAAACTGTTTGTTGAACTGTCTGCGATGTCTGTTGCGAATACTGCTACATTGTCTACTATTACATTACCATCTAATGTTAGCTCTGTGTCGACCATTAGCTTCCCGTCAGAAGTTAGCCTTAAAAAACCAAAGTCTGTGTTAGCTAGAGTTGGGTCAGATGAAGTGTAAAGACCAGCCATAACTCTTCCATATGCTGTAGGAATATTAGATTCTGTTGCTGTCTTGTTATCTTCTACTAAAGATTGTTTAGATCTACCACTTAAAGGTTCGTCTGCCATTATTCTTTACTCTCCTTCTTCTTTGTAACTTTCTTTTTAGCTTTCTTCTTAACAGCCTTTTTTGGTTCTACTACCTTGATAGGTTCTGGTTTAGGAACACTTTCTACTAATTCTCCACCTTGTGCCAAAACTAAATCTTTAAGATCATTAGGAACCACAGCACCGTCTTTGAAAGTAAACCATAGAGACTCTTGTCCCCTTATATCTTTCTTGAAATGTTTTGTTTTACCTTTGAATTTGTACATTTTGTCCTCCATTTAAAATAAAAAAATAAATTTATTCGAAAAGCACTCTGCTAATCTTTTCATAAAATAAAGTTATGTTGTCAGCTGCTGCAGATAAAGACTGAATTCCTACGTAAGGGATTAAGTCAACATCATTGGTCAAAGCGGCAGTTGTGTAAACCAATGTGTCATTGATATAACATGATGCTTTCCTATCTGAGTTGATAACTATTTTAAACTTGTATATTGTTGAAGCTGCAACAGATACAGTAGTAGATGTTGAAGTATCAGTTCCACCAATACTAGATTCTACTTGCCATGTGGTATCAGAATCATCTGTACTATACCTGAAAAAAACTTGGTCATCATCAGTTGCTACTGTTGGTGTGTTTGTTAACTTCAAACCAGCCCAAATTAATAAGGTAGCTACACTAGCTCCTGTCCTGATAGCAGTTTCCCAAACTACTTGGTTCTCTGTACCCCATTTGTAACCAGTCCAAGCGGTTGTGGTTGTATCTAAATGTGGTAAGATAATAATCTGATCATTGTCAGCTCAGCTGTTGTTAATTTGATTCCAGCTTCAGTTGCACTATAAGTTACCAAAGCTGTTGTAGCGTTGGTACCTAATGTTTCAAAATCTTTGTTAGCTGCTCTTGCAACTTCTACTGTATAAACTTGATCAATGTCTGCGTTGATAGCAGGCCTTTTAAGGAAGAACTCTTCTAGGTAACACCTATCTGGTGACCTTTCGAAATGTCCTGTTACTTTTACGTCGTTTTTAAAATTCCAGTCTCTGGTTTCTAATGTTGGTATTCCATGTGCCATTTTTGTTTTTCTCCTTCACGATAAGTAAACCGTGGTAATAATTCATAATTAATTAATAAAAAAATAAAAAAAATATTTAAGCAAACGCACCTACGTCACTTCTTCCAGTAATTTCAATGATTCTTGTATCATTGTCTGTACCAGCTACAATAGTTACTGTAGCCACACCTGCGGATACTGCTACTGTGTTAGCTTCTGTTGTGATCACGCTACCATCTGTAGTGTGAACCCAACTTGAAACTGCTAACAAACCTGTAGCACTGATTCCGTGGTCAGTCAAAGTAATTGCAAAATTGTCTGCTGCGTCAGTTGTGTTGTCTAAGATGAAGACTTTTCTTACTAGGCCTAAACCTGGTAGAACGCTCCATGATTTTAGTTCTGTTACTGCTGCCATTTTGTATTATCTCCTGTTAGCCTTAAGCTAAACCATACCTCATTACCATAGCACTCTCAAAATTAACTACCATAACTCCATACCACTTAAGGAAGTAAGCTACACTGTCGTTAGTTTTTGCCATGTCTTCGAATGTTACGTCTTGTAGAACTGCTAAGAATACATATCTTGTGTCTAAGTACAGGATTCTTCTTGAAGAAGCTGTAGTAGGCATGTATCTATCTTTAATGAATAAAGCTCCATCAAATGTGAACGCGTCAGGGATTCCGAAATCCATTGTACCTGAAGGTTTTTCTACGTTTCTCTGGAAGTCCATTAATAGACCTTTGATTACGTTGAAAGTTGAACCATCTGTAACAACAAGATCAGTTGTACCGTTAGCTTCGAAAGCTGTGTTCATGTCTGTTCTAATCTGTGCTAGAGTAATAGCTGCACCACTGTTGTCAGTTGTGTTAGTTGTAATACTCTGGATTAATCCTTGGAAACCTAAAGCGTTAGTGGTGGTATTACCGTTGATAATCTCATTCTCTAATGCTTCGTTTATACTTGTAGTCTTAACTCTCATATCCTGAGCCATTAAGTCTAAGAAACCAAAACCACTTGCTTGCGCAGGTCCAGTTACTCTTCCTTTAGCGTATAGATATTTGATAGCAACATTTGTAGCTGTGTAAGTATCCACTTGGTCAGCGATAGCTCCGTCATCTCCTAAGAAAACAGCTCCAGCTTTAGCAGTTAATGCATTGTAAACATAACTTCTTCCTCTTACTGCTCTTCTAGCTAATAGTTTTACTAAAGGTGTTTCCCTAATAGTTCTATCAACAATTGAAGGGTCGATGAAAGGTGGCATTAGTCCGTATGCTGTTACTGTTCCACCTGTGGTGGTACTCATAGATGGTGCTTTAGCTAAAACACCTGCGTCTTTTAATCGTTTACCGATTTTCTGCAGACCTTCAGCACATGCCTTTTTTCCACCTCTTAGACCAGGGTAATAGATTTGCTCTTCAGCAATTCCAGCCTGTCCAAAAACTTTCTCGAAAGCATAACTTGCATCTGCGTTATTTAGATTTACTTGTCCAAAACTCATTTTATTCCTCCACACCTGTCATGTAACTCTTTATCATAGATTCCATGGTGATAGGTGCATCTTCAAATTTTTTCTGTACAACAGGACCTTCAACAGTTCCTTTAAGCACAGCTTTTGTCTTTAGATCATTCAACTCTTTAACTAGAGCTTCTTTCTCTAACTTAAAATCTTCAATAGATTTTTTCATTTCAATAATTTCTGCTGAAAAGTCTTTAGCAACAACTTTAGTTTCTACAACTTTTTCTACTGCTTCAACTTGTTTCTCAACAACTTCTTCAGAAACTACTTCTTTTTTTATTTCTTCAACCATTTTTGTACACTCCATATTTTGTTCCTTGGTTTGAACATCAATAACTTCTGACTGTTCTTCTCCTAAATCAAAACTCTTAGCGATTGCTGAGAACGAAGCGTTACGGTTAGATTGGATAGGGACTACTGTAGCTTCGACAATCTCAGCTTTAGAAAAACCTCTCCTCATTACTCCATTTACTTCTTTCTCTACCATCTCTAAAGGTAAAGCACCAATAGAAATACCAATCCCCATCCCTTTCTCTAAAGCTTCCTGTACTTGTTTCTCAATTTGAGCTGCAAGAGGGTTAGCTTCTTTACTAAAAAAGAACGGTTCAGCCACTAAAGCATGACGTTTGCCTTTAGATACAAGCCGCTTATTAGTCCAACCGCCAATGAATTTCTCCATTTTGTTTTCGTGGTTAGCCAACATCGGTAAAGGTTTAGATCCTCTAGCCCAATCTTCAAGAAGACCTTTGGTCATAAACTCAAAGTCTCTGTCAAGAGAGTTATCAGATAGAATTCCTGTCAACCGACCATTTGCGCCTTTCTCAATAGGCATCCATAATTTCAAAAGATCTTTAGTCATGCCTAAAATAATATGAGAAGTTATATTTAAATAACGTTTTGTAACTATTCTATTAATTCAAAATTGATAGTCGATCTACAGTTCACATGAGCTGGTGGAAACTGGAACTGTTTACCAGTTAACTCATCAACAAATTGTTGGTCTATGTTTACTTTCTGTTTATCTAACCTTGAACAAATCTTAGAAGTTCTTTTATCATTGGTAGCATTCCAAACCTTGACGCCAGGTAGACCTGTATCTTTGAATGCAGCAATTTTTGATTGGTTGATTACCCTTGTGCTCTCTGTTCTTGCAATCATCATAGCCCTACCTTCAGTGGTTTCGTCGCCTGTATGCTGTATGAATATCTTCTTAATGTCTTCCTTAATACTAGTCCTACTCCTCCTGTGGACTATACCTTCTTCTACTACTCTTTGAACTTTATCTCTAACATCTTCTGATACACCTTTCAACCCTGGCCACATCTTTCCTTCAATGTGGAAACCTTCTAATTGTCTCTTGGCAAAATAATCTACCAAAGGGTCAAACTCTACCTTAAACCCTATGTCTACGTTAACCTCTTTCTCTACATCAGAGATACCTTTTTTGAAACTCTTCTTCACTACTCTTTTTAACTCATCTAAGAAATCAGCAGTGTTAACAGTATTGAACAACCTTTGCAAGAACTCTCCAAAGGATTTGTCCATCTTTGCACCTTTCTGTAGTTCACTCTTTAATGTTGAGTCTACGAATGAGAATACTTTGTTTTCCCAAGAGCTAAACTTTTTTTTTAAGAAATCTTCTAAGTCTTCAGCATCTTCTTCTTCTTCAATAGTGCCTACTTCTTTAAACAATGAATCATCAACAATTTCAACAACCTCTACTTCTTGTTTCTTCAGAGGCATAGCATCATAAAGAAAGTTTGTCTTGAAATCTTTGACAGCTTCTTCTTCACTTACACCATATACTGATCCGAAAGCAAACACTTGAGACATAGGTATGGAGGTAAAATATTCCCAAAGGTCTACACTCTTTATGTACAATGTGAACTTGCTCGGCTCTTCCAAGTAATGAACTTGTCTCCTCTCTTTTCCTTTCAATTTCCTATTGTGTTCAAGATGATCTATAAACACATCAAAGTCTAGTTCTAACATTTTAATGAGTGTGATAACTAAGTTCTACCCCTACAATTACTGTTCCTGCATTGACTGTTACCCTCAAAACAAAATCACCATCACCACTAGGGGTATCTGTTGTGCCTGGGTCCAAAGTACTAGCTAAGTTGACATCTGTCTGGAAAGCAGTATCGTTTAAACTTTTTTCACTTGTCGCAATACTAGAGGTTTGGCACCTAGGTCCATTAGGGTAAAGATTTAGAAAAATTTCTTTTCTCTGACCTGTTGTTTTGGTTCCATCAACATCTATAAGACTATAAAAATTCCCATTATCTGCATCAACATCATCTAGGAAACCGATCTCTAGAGTGTAATCTGCACTAGCACTAGAATCTGTGTGGATCCTTATATTCTCTAAATGGATATAACTTGTATCAATGTGAGGATAATTTGTAGTATCACTTATATCTATTAAGATCAAATCTTCAGAGGCTGACATATCTTTCTCAAAATGAATAAAACCATTACTAACATGCGCATGTTCAACAACATCTAATCTACCTTCAGAATTAACTTCTGCTATTGTTCCATCAGAACCAGTTATTAAAACTCTTCTAGCTTTAGCATCATCTGCATAACTTTCTCTATTTTGATCTACTGCTGTTTTTTGAGTGTCGCTATTTGCCATCTTTCATGAACGATTTGAATAATTGAGAGTAAAGCTTCTTAGTAGGGTCTGACCCTTTAGCTTGATCCTTCAAAGGTTTCTCATCTTTGTCTCCTTTATTCTCTTTCTCTTCTTGACCTTGCATGAACAAATCCATTGAAGGTGAATTGTTCATAGGCTCGTCACCCCATTCAACATCTTCCATACCTTCTCTAGCTCTAACTTCATTAATGGTCAACACACCAGCGTCAAGCTTCTCCATGGTCTGTTCATGTTCTATCCTTTCAGCAACATCATCTTTAATGAACCATCTTAGCTGAACATTATCGTGTCCTAAAAAATCTGGGATGATCTCCCTGTTAATCTTGTCAGCGATAAGCTTGAGGTTAGGTTTGATAGCGTTCTTCACGGAAGCTCTTTCTTGTGACTCGCTTGTGGATCTGTTAGAATTCTCGTAGTATCCTACTTCTTGAGGACTTAACCCGTAAGCGCCAAAGATACAATGGAAGTACCATCTCTGACCTTCCAACCATTCCATATCCTTGTTAGTGAACGCGAAAGTCTTGAAATCTATACTCTCTGCGTTAGTGAAAGCTAACTTGTGAGCTTTACCTTTCATCTCTTGCTTCCAGTAAGACTTGAACCTGTCAAGCTCATCTTTACCCATCTTGATGTTCATAATCCCATCAGGCACAGCATTGTTCTTGAAGAATTCTTTATTGTGTCTAGTAGACTGGATCATAACTTCTATCTCTTGCATGATAGATTGTAAAGGTGCCCAACCGTAAGGGTGGACCTCGTTGTTAATACCTAACTTACCATAAACAATGTCATCTTTCTCAAAGAATAAAGGCGCGTTGCCAGGTTGACGGAAAGAGTATTGGTAGTAACCGTTGATGATACCTTTCTCGTCAATATCAAACAAGAACCTTGCACCATCGTAACAGAAAAGTTCCACCAGTTCTCCGCTAACGTTCCTACCTTTGTAAACTACCCCAGCGTCTACCTCTAAAACATCGTGAGTAAACCTACCCCAAATGTCCCAGAAAGTGTCCCCGTTTCGGTTAGGGTAGTTTAGAAGAGTGGTGACTTTCTCGATGTCTTCAGAATAGTCAGTCTCATCTTCATCATTAGTTTTAACTATTGCCCATTCGGAAACCATTAACTGTTTCTTGATAGTTGCGAAAACCATCTGAGGCCAGACGCTCTTAGCGTATTGTCTAATCTCTACAATGTTTAAGTTTCTAGGCATACCCAAGTGAGCGTTCCAGAACCAGTTGTAAAGGAAAGGTAAATCTTTTTTAGGAGAAGTGCTAGCTGCGTTAAACACCCTGACTTCCTTAGAAAGGTTTTCTTTGTTGGTTATATTAGAGTAAAACAAATCCATGATCTTGATTCCAGTAAATCAAAGAGGTAGCATATAGCTACCCCAGAGACTTTAAGTGAGGCGTTGTAAGTTTAATTAATAGGGAACTCATATTTAAATAACGTTTTAACCAAAGAAGAAAGAAGATTCTCTTTTGAAAGAGTTCAAATATTCTAAACAATACCCTAGAGCTATAGGGATGTCTGGGTGCAAACCTGCTTCCACTAACTTCCCATCAGCCAATGCGTACGAAGTGCACTCTGCCAAAATGTCGTGAGCTATCCTTTTGTCTTCTTCAGTCTTGTAAGGTATGACAAACTCTTTGTTCTCAAAAGCTGTAGCCAACCTCATAATCATGCTAATCTTACCAACTGTATGTCTCTTCCCTTCAAAATCATCATACATGCTAACATTCTTCTTCTTGGCTGGATCTGATGCGCTAGTCCAGTATAATGTCAAAGGTAGTTTGTACTTCTTCAAGTCTTTACTGATAGCTTTGATACTGTTCTCCTCCAGAGCTATCATGTTATACTTATACCTACTGTGAAGATTTTGTTTGATAAGCTCCATCTGTTCTAGTGCGCTCATACCTTTTCGAGTGAAACAGTCAAAGATGTAATAAAACCCTTTAAACTTACCCAAAGAAACGAAAGCTGAGTTGTCAGCAGCTATCCTGTCACTGAACGCGAAGTCCACACCTAACACAGTAGTTTCATAATTCTTTTGTCTTAACTCATTCAAAGAAACCTCATGGTTAAAACAAGCAATAACCCATTCTCTCTTAATGATAGAACTCTCATTATCTACAGGGTTGTTCCTGTACTCTTGCTGGAAAGCGATAGACCCTATATCTTTCTTGATCTCTTGCAACTTCTTCTTGGTAAACCTGTCAGGCCATAACAAGTTCTCAAAGTTTTCATCACATGCGCTAAAGATCTTACCTTCATACTGTTTGATCTTCTTATACAACAAAGAGTCAAGGTGAAGCAAAGTGCCTATCATCTTGAACCTTCCATTGATGTCTAAAGAAGGGATAATAACTTTGTTCAGTTTATGGCTATCCTTATCTCTAAGCACAGGGTTCATAACCCTCATATCTTCCTCAATATCATCTCCTATGATGAGAGTCGGTCTCATGTTACGATACTTGAACCCTCTAAGGTTTTTCTCAAACGATACAGCTTCTACCCTACAACCATTAATATCAAAACAATCTTCCCTATCTTTCCCATCGTCTTCTTTCTCAAACTTAACATTAAGATTACCGTACACACCTTTGAGAAAATCATTGTTCTTGAATTCGTACCTGATAGGTGTCAAGAATTGGACAGTCTTGGTATGGTTCTGAGATATGTATACAATATACTTCTCCATCTTGTTAACCACACAGAAGATAATGAATATGAGCCCTGTAATGGAAGACTTGGCATGACCTCTTGGAGCTGCGAACGCATCGTTGCCATCTTTGAACAGAAGGTCGTACAGTTCATGATGGAACTTAGGTATCCTGTTGGTCACAGTTTCAGGGAAGAAGTATAACGAGAATATGTCTATGTTTTCTTTAAACGAGAAGATGTATCTTAGAACTTGTCTTAGCTCTTGAGGATCTTTCCTACCGTTCTGTATTATCTTTGCTAACTGTGATGGTGTTATCTTCATTTAGTAACCTCGATATGACAGACTTGGCAACATCATCACTCATCACATTAATCTGGATGTTGGTAACATTGCTCTTGTCACCATGGATTTGTTTGCTTAAGTTGTTATAATTATTAGCAAGAGTCATTTTCTGGTTAGGTGTATTGACTTCTTTTCTGATCTCATCAAGGAACGATAACATATCAATATCGAACAGTTCTTTGTTCTCTAATCTCTCTAGAAGCCATTTCTCATCATCTGATTTGATGTTTCCAGCCTTTATACGTTTCTTGATTTCTCTAAGCTTTGCTCCCCTTTTCTTACCTGGGGACCTTACTTTACCACCCTTCTTTGAAATTTTTTGAATTTCTAGTGGCGGTCTAGTGGTAATGTCAGTTAGTTGTTTAGGTACTGTCATTTTCCTCATTATCATCATACATGAACTGTTTTCCACATTGTGGACACCAGTGCAT